TGAAGAGATTATGCTTGTTTTTTTAATATGCCAAACCATTTTTATTAGTTTTTAAGTATTTATGTTTCTTTGAGTGAACACAATACCTTCCATATGATCATACTCATGCAAAAATACTCTGGCAGAAAATCCTACTAGATTTAATTTATGAGTCTTTTTATCTTCATCTTCATATTTAACTACAATTTCACTAGGTCTTACTACATCTAAAAATAATTCTGGATAAGATAAGCATCCCTCTTCCATCACTGATTTTTTAGTAGATGTTTTTATAATTTTAGGATTAAAACAAACTATAATTTCATTATATTCCATGTTCCTTATCATAACAAATGCTCTTTCAGGTATACCAATCTGATTAGCAGACAATCCTACACCTTCATGATGCTTCATATTCTCAATCAATGTTCTAGATAATTCTTTGCGATCCAGATTATAACTACATTTTTTAATCTTTTGATGTAGTACTTTGTGATCTTCTGGAATTAAGTCTTTTATCATGATAATTGGGTATAAAAAAAGAGACCTCTAAGAAGAGATCTCTTGGAAAAAATATGTAAGTATTAATTTACATTAGGTTCTTGACAGAAACTCTTCTATAGTATCTATTAGAGTTAATGCGCAGTCTACCTACACCTTGTGTAGTTCCTTCAGCAAATGGGTTAGCAACAATACCATATCTAGTCTTGAAGCCAATTTTTGGTTGGAAACTATCTGGTCCAACAGCTCTTACCATCTGTAGAGGTACATATGGGCAATAGAATAATCCAGCATCATATGGTGATGTGCCTTTGTATCCTACAACATAGTACTGATTACCTGAGTTAGTCTGTGCGTTAGCAGCAGTTAGGTTTGCAGAATATGGGTCAATGTAGACTCTGAACTTACCATTGATTGTACCAGCAAATGTGTTACCAGTGTCATCAACATTTAAGTTTGTATTTAATGCAGGAGTGTAGTCTAAGATACCAGCCATTGTTAATGCAGAAGCAACGTCAGCAGAACAAAGGATCATGTTACCTTTTCCTCTACGAGTTCTCTGTGCAATAGCATTTGCATCCCTTTCAATCTGGAATAGAAGTCCTTTGAACTTCTCAACAGACCACCTACCATTACTGTCAATGTCTAAATCAAAGTTACCAGCAGTGGAAACGTTTGAAACAGCACCTTGTTCAGCAACCATGTAGATTGTTCTGATAACTTCTCTGTTTATCTCAGCAAGGATTTCAGTTGAAAGAATGTTTGCTAATTCAGCTTCTGCATTCAATCCATGAATTGCCTTAAGGTCTTGAGCTAGTTCTAAACTGTACTCTGCCTTTAGTGCTCTTGACTTAGCAGTAACAGTAACTTTCTCAATACTGAATGCCATCTGGTTGAAGGCATCATTACCTGTGCCATCAAGTGATTCAGCATCACCAGTTGCCATACCTTGACCAACTGTATACTGTGCAGTGTTAGTTGCTGCAGTACCAACTGGGTTAAGGGCAGATGGGTTTGTACCAGCTTGTGTGATTGTACCTAAACCAACATTTACATCTGAGAATGGATTTGTTAGTGTGTTGTCATCACCAGCATCTGTACCAGAGAATGAAGTATCTGCTTCATTGAATAGTGCTTCAGTTCCACTCTGGTTAGTGAATCTGGATCTCATTGCAAAGATCAAACCTGTTGGTCCAGACATTGGCTGAACACCAGCAAGATCATAAGCAACTAAGTTAGGCATTGCCCTTCTAATTAAAGAAATTAGAACTGGATCAAAACCTGCTGTAGGACCAGCTGCAGTTGAGTCTGCACCAAATCCACCTTGTGCACCAGCTGCGTTAGCAGAGTTTGTTGGTGCTTCCATCAAGTTTATACCTGATGAAAATGCTTGTTCTTCTTTTAAAAATTTTTCTTGGTTTTCTAGCAAGACAGAGGTTACTGCTCTTCTATGATTATCTTTGATTGGATCAAGACCTTCATAGTCAAGAAGCGGTGCCCACTTTTCTTGCAATTGTTCTGATTGGAACATTGCTATTTTACCTAATTGTGTGAAATTTACGTTTGATTAATAATTAATTCAGTCTACTTTTTTGTTTTAAAACTACCTAAAGCATTTAAGTAAGCATCCATTCCTGATGAAACAGGAGCAGTTGTACTATCTACACCCTCAGAGAGAGTTTGTGCTTTAGCAACTTCTTTAGCAGATTCATTAGTTGTTCTTGCAAAGTATGATTCCTTAAGAACTCCTAATTTTTCACGATATTTTTCTTCACTTTCAAACTCTACACTTTCAGCAAGTGAAGCGAGCTTCTCTTTCTGAGTAGCAGCAAGGCCATCAGAAACAGACTCAAGTATACCAGAAGCAACAGACTCACCGAGTCTCTTGTTTAAACCAATATTCTTGTCTATTTGCTCATTGAGCTTGGTTTCCATATCATCTAGTTTTTCTACCATGCTTTCCAGCACATCATATTTGTCTTCAGGGATTGTTACATAATGTTCTTCAAAAAGACCCTTCATTCCAGAAAGGAATGATTCAGTCATTTCAGTTTTAAGACCGTGTTCTACGGCTAATTGATTCTCTGTCATCCACTCTTCAGCAACATACTCAAGATAGGAATCAACTCTCTCTTGTAGAGAAACTTTTAATTCTTCCTTTTCTTCATTGAGTTTTTGCTCATACTGGATTTCAAGAGTATCTTGAATTTCCTTTATCTTAGAATTAAGAGCAGCTTCAAAGATTGTCTTTGCCTTCTCTTTAAATTCTTCAGATAATTCTTCTCCTCCTAATAGTGCATTAACATCATCTTCAATGTTAATACTCTCATCAACTGATGTCTCTTCTGTGGTTTCTTCTGATTGATCTTCAGAAACTACTTCTTGTGAGTCTTCTATTTCCACGTCATCTCCTTGAGATAGTGTGCCAGGTGTTGCATTGCCAGTAGGCATTGGATCTGCTTTTGCAGCATTTTTAGTAATTACATCAGCTACCTGTTTCAGAGTCGCACCAGGTTCTTTTAACTTGGCAGAATCATCATCTGGTTTGTAATTTTGGGGTGTAGGACCTCCAAGATCCTCTATTTGGGCTGTATTACCTGGTGCTACGACACCAGATGCATTTGCTTTAGGCATTGCATCAGCAGGTGCAGCGTTGGCATTCACAGCAGTTTTAGATTGCTCCATTTCTTGTAATTTTGTACCACGAGACATTAGGATTTATTTAATTTAAATCTATATTTATTTAGTAGATTAAAAAGTTACAATTTTATAATGAATTTAGAAAGTCATTAAAGAGACTAACTTTATTTTCATCTAATTGTTTTTTATCAACTAAAGTGTTGATTGTTTTGTATGTTTTGGCAATTTGATGTTCTCTAAGAACACCACCATCCCATACCCAATCTTTACCTTCCATAATTCCAGATACAAATGCATCAGGTGCAGAAGGGTCTGCCACTATATCAGCAGCAGTGGATAACATGAAGTCATCGCTAACAACATTATATCCTTCTTTTGTTGGTTTCAATGAACCAACTCCTCTTGATGAAACACCAAGTTTAACTCCCTCATCAATGAGATTTTTAGCGATATTACCCATTGGAGTATTAAGGAGTTTTGCTTTTCCTATGAAATTGCTTCCATTCTCTTTGAGTGAAACAATTTTATGTGAAACTCTATCAAGATTAACAGTAGGACCATCTGGATGTCCAAGTTCGCCAAGAGCTCTACCAGTGACAATATTGGATTCATTATATCTTTGAACTTCCTTTCTTAAGGTGTCTATTGGATACATTCTTCCATTTCTATTTTGAATATCTCCTTGTAAGAAAATACCCTCAATATACATTGACTTTTTACCATTGCGTTCTTCAACAATGAAGTCAACTGATTCTATTTCTTCTCTAATAAGTTTCATTATGCTCCACTAGTAACTTGAACTTGTTGAAAATGAACTGCTCCTGTTGCAGCAAGACCATGACCATTTGGTTTAGCAAGAGCAGAAATGTGAACCACATCTCTCAACTCAGCAGTATGACTAGGTCCATCAACATATGCTGTATGAACACCAGCTATTGCACCATAGGCATGTGTGACCACTAATCTTGTTCCAAAGAAACCACCAACATTAGAAGTATTGTTAATACTTGCAACTGGTTTATCTGTGAACTCAAAATGTCTATTTTGAGGATCAGTTACAGTTAAACTCACTCTTTGTCCAACAAAAAATGGATTACCAGTTCCTTCTGGGAAATCAATAACAGTGGTTGTGTTAGTAGTTGTAACACCAACTACTCTTTGAGCACTTGGTCTTCCTATATTAATAGTTAAAGGCTCATGATTTGCTGGAACAATGAAATCAGTTGCTGCTGCTACAGCAGTATTTCCAACAGCTACTGTTGCTGTGCATCCATCAGCATAAACTCTTACCACATCAGTTTTATGTGAGAATTTTGCGTGAGATGCAGACGCTCCACTAGCTATTGATGATCCACTTCCAACGGGTTGTAATGCCATTATTTTATAAGGTTACTTTAATCCTATAATTTATTTAGAAAAGTTTTGCAGTAGGTTCTGCAGGTTGATCTTCAACTTCAGTATCTGCATTTGCTTCTACTTCTGTATCTACTTCATCAGTTGTTTCTTCAGAGTCTTCAACTTCACCATCATCAAATAATGAAGTTGCAACATCTGGTCTTACATCTTTAATCTTCTCTGCACTTTTAGAGTAGAGAATATCTTTTATTTTATCGCTTACTTGTGCAGGTGATTCATCACTCACAAGTAAATCCATAAGTTCTTCCATACTAATTAATATAGTCGTATAAGGTTATTTATATCTCTCCACCAGATGGAGTTTCAGAAGTTTCAAATTTATCTTCTTCAACTTCAACATCTAATGTGTTTTTACCCATTTGTCCATTAGTTTGTGGAACAATAGGTTGCCCAGTTGCTGGATCAACTGGAATACTTGGATCAGGAATTATTCCTTCCTTTATTTCCTTTTCAATCTGTTTATCTTGATCTATAATTTCCTGATCAGTTTGTCTAAGAACTTTTCTTCTTATATAATCAGCAGAATAATATTT